TCATCTAATTTCTGCAAGACCTCTTCAGTAAAGTATTTGTCAGGATTCTTCAAGATCTCCTTAGCGTAGACCTTCTTACCATTCATCTCATAACGACCTGCCACATTCTTCCACAGACCTCCCAGTTCACCCAACTCAAGTAAACCATAATATCTATCGAGACCACGTTCATCGTAATAAAGACGCACCGTAACATCCTTATTCTCCTTACTCAGACGCGACTTTGCTGTCTTAGCTTTAATAAGATTTCCAACGACTTCTGTTCCATCTTTTTCTTTCTTTTTGCTGAGATAAATGATTGAACTTGCCGCATACTTGAGACCACTGCCTCCGCCCATCTCTTTGGTGGGAACGTATGATCCGATGACATCATAGGTGTGATTGGTAACTATCATGGGGATGTTTGCCTGTCCCAGTTTCAGAGTCAACATACGGAACGCACCTTTGACCAATTGTGACTTGGTCATGTCTCGGACTTGTTTGTCGTTGAGTGCGTCGGTGATCTCCTTCTCAGTGGACAACATACCCAACGAGTCTAGCACAAACATACAGGGTTTGCGGTCTTCTGTTGGGGTTTTCAGATATATATCCGTAGCCCTCAAAGCTTTGCTACGAAAATCCTCAATTGTTACAACATTGACAACTACGACACGGGTGAGGTCGATTCCACGACTTGCGAGAAGAGATTTGTTAACAGCGGCTTCAGTGTCAAAATATAGGCAATACCCGTCAGGATTAGAGTCAAGGAAATTCTTGACGACAGCGAGAGAGAAAAAAGTTTTTCCAGTAGAAGACTCGCCAGCAATGGCAGTAATCTTATTCCCAGATACACCACCAAATATAG